CCGCTACAGGCGTCACCGAGCGGCTTACTAACGGCTGGCGATACTATGGCGGTCGCGGTAGCCGCCGACGCCGTGCCGATGTTCTTGGTAACCGCCAGCCCAGCTGCGCCGCTGCTTGTCGCCGTGTTCGTGCCTGCGACGACATACGCGACCGAGGTGATCGCAGACGCCGACGCCTGCGCCTGAACCGCCGTGCCGAGGAACTTCGTGACGGCAAGCGACGCCTGCCCAATGTTGGCGACCGCACCAACACCGGTGACCGTGAGAGGCGCGTCCTTGGCAAGATCACCGGTTACGCTGACGCCAGCCGTCGCGGCTGCGCCAAGCCCCTTGGTGACCGCAAGAGCCGAGGCCGCGGTGCCCAGCGCTGCGACCGACGCCGCCATCGGCTTGGTGATTGCCAACGCCGCCTGCGTAACGGTCGAAACCGCCGCGATCCCCGTGACGCCAAGCTCGCTCGTCTTGGACAGACTCGCCGTGGCGCTTGCCTGCGCGGTGGCGGTAGCGGCAAGCGGAACGTAGAACTGCAGCAGGCCAGTCGCCGAGGCGGTGCCCGCCAACGCGCCGCCCAACGAGGCGGTCTTGGCAAGGCTAGCCGAGGATGCCGCGGTAGCCGCAACGCTGCTGGCGACGACGTAGGCCCCCACAGCCGCCGCCACGCCCTTTGTAACGCCAAGGGTAGCCGTAGCCGTAGCCGCGCCACTCAGCGCCCCTGCAACCGGCTTCGTGATCGCCGCCGTGACACTTGCCGAGGCCGTAACTACGCCGCTGGCGTACAGGGCGTGGGCGAGGTCGACGTTGACGCTTGCAACAGCCGTCGCACCGGACCCGAGCGGCTTCGTGATCGCGCTGCCGGTCGAGGCCGTGCAGACGCCGGAGACCGACGCGCCAAGCGGCTTGTTGAGCGTGGCGCTGACCGACGCGGTGGCAGTCGCCGTGGCAGCGGATGCTGCGACGAATGCGACGGTGATGTTGCCGGTTGCCGTCGCACTCGCTGTGGCGAAGTCGGCGAGTGGTTTGAAAACCGCGGTCGAGGTGCTGCTCGTCGCGGTCGCCGAGAGGCTGCCCGCCAACGGGGCCGTCTTGGCGAGTGCGGCGCTGCCAACGGTGCTGATCGCAGCAACGCCCGCCATGAGCGGGGCGCTCTTGGTCGTGCTACCCGTCGCAGTTGCAATACCGCCGACCGATGCTGCCAGCCCCTTGGTGACCGAGAGCGGGACGGTAACGCCAGCGAGCGCTGCGCCCGTGCCACCGAGTGGCACAGACAGGACAACGGAGGTGTTGGTGGCGGTGGCAAGGCCAAAGCCGGTCGCACCAAGGTTTGCCGCACGCGTCAGCCCAGCCGTCGTACTTGCGACAGCGGTCGCCGTCGACGCGATGCGGTACGCGACGCTGGTGGTCGCGCTAGAGGTTGCCAGCGCAGCGACGGATGCGCCGAGCGGCTTACTGACTGCCAGCCCAGCAGATGCCGACGCAACGCCGATGGCGCTGCTGGCTAGCCGAGCAGTTTTCGATAGGGACGCGGAAGCACCCGCGACCCCCGAGACGGAGGCCGCGAGCGCATGAACCTCCCCAGCCGAGCCGTTGAGTACGGCTTGGTTGAGGACCGGGGTATTAAATACCGCCACGCCCGCGGCCCCCGCGCCCGATTAGTTGTCGATCTGGAACGACAGCGACGAGATCGGGAAAGTGACGGTGTCGCCTTGGTTGATCGTCTTGGCGATGTTGAGCGCACCGTAGACCAGCAGGTTGCCGCTAGTCGACGCGTCCCACACGCCGAAGTGCGTCACCGTACCCCACGAGGCCGTCGGGGTCGGGAACGTGATCGCCACGTTGTTGCTCGTGGTTCCGCTGTTGCCAGTTGACGCGGTAGTCGTCGTGGCACCCTGCGTGCCCGCCCAGTTGGTGAGCGACGGAGCAAGGTTCTGACGCGCATACGCATTGCCGGACACCTCGGTGCCACCGCCCGTGTCGGACGGAGCCGCGGTGAGCAGCCCAACGTGAAGGCCAGCCGGGAAGGTGTACGCCTGCCCGCGGAACAACTCGTCGATGAGCTTGTTCTCAAGATAGTCGGTCATTGCAGCCATGGTTGTTTCTCCTTAAGCAATTTGTTCACGGACAAGGAACTTCAGCCGGTCGTAGAGCGTCTGCTTTTCGCCGTCGAAGTTGATTTCTACTTCGCCTTCGTAATACCCCGGGTCGACGTTCAGCGTGGCCCCCGGAAAGTTGAACATCACTTCGCCGCTCGCACCTCCGTTCAGTTTGGTGACAGGGATGGTGGTTAGCACCGCCTCCGCTGTCACGCTGCGGAAGTGGATGGACACGGTGGTGTCTGCGTCGCTTACGTCGAGAGCTGTCCCGTCTGACTTGGTGAGCGTGAGTTTGATGTACGGGCGGTTATCGCCACGCACGAGTTTGATTTCTTCAGCCATTGCTGTTCTCCCCATCGATAGCCGGAGCGTCGGGATTAGCAGGCGGTGCCTGCTCCTCCGTCGGCATGGCATCCATGTCTGGCACGAAGTCGTCGCCCATCGATTCCTCCGGTGCCAGCGGAAGTCCCGCTGCCTGCCGCAGGTGGTTCTCCAGTTCGCGGTCGGGGAAGAGCGTCGCGCCCGACGCGGTGAGCTTGCTGACAAACTCGCCCAGCGCAGTCAGGTCCGGCTTTTCCAGATCGCCCGGGACCAGCGACGGCATGACCTCGTGGTCCATCCCGTTGAGCTTCCAAAGCCGCGGCAGCAGGTGACGGTTGAACACCTCGGCGATGCCCTTGGTGTACGCGCCGACTGCGGTGGCGAAGATTTCAGTCTTGTTCGACGACAGCGCGAAGCTGCCCGTCGCTCCCTGCCCAAGGAAAATGAAATCAGCGAGGACGCTGGTCGCAATCGCCTTGTTGTAGCGTTCGATGACTTTGCTGGTGTCGAACTGGCGGGAGCCGCCCGTTGACAGCAGTTTGATTTCGAACATCAGGTTCCCGCTGCTATCACGCGTCGACGGAAGGACCAAGCCCTCGTGCGTGTCGCGCTTGATGCTGCGGATCAGCCGCTTGTATTCCTCGGCGACCTGCCGGTCGAGCTTGTCCGCGCCCTGCATCAGGTAGTTGGACGGGATGTAGGCAATCGGCAGACCCGCGAGATCGCGCTCCAAGCCAATCGCCTCGACCTCTTCGATGCGCTTCTTGAAGAACCACGGGCGGTACGCGTTGCGTAGCACGCTGCGGCCCTCCGGGTTGTTGCGCTCCTCGGAGGTGCGGAACAGCAGCAGCTTTTCGATAGGGATGCAGACCATGCCGCGGTCGTACGGCTGCTGCCAGATGCCGACGATGCTGCCGTCGTCCTTGTCCATCTCCCACTTGGGGATCGTGTTCTGGGCACGCAGCGACAGCGACCGAATACCAATCTTGCGGTCGTTGTAGACGCTACGTCCGGTCGGGTCCGTCGAGTCCGAGCCGAGGCGACGCTTCCAGATGATCTCCATCGGCGCGTAGCCGTAGGTGAACATCGAGCAGACCTCGGTGATGACGGAGTTCCACGACACGCTCATGTCGTGCATGACCTCCTCGACGAACTGCTTCGCGCCTTCGGCCTCGGGCGAGTCGTCGGTCGCCTGCACGCGCCACTCGACCTGTCGTATCAGCATCGTGATTGCGAACAGCACCGCGCCGACAATCGGATCGTTGTCTGCCATCTCGCGGTAGATGCGCGAACCATTCAGCCCGCGCAGGTCGCGCTCGGCTTCTTCTTGGACATACCCACCGTACGCACGCAGCCCCGAGGTTCCGATGACACTCGGGTCGTACTTCAGCGGTTCTCGTTTTTCCTCTGCCATCAGTATTCTCCTCGCTCATCGGCGCTGACCCACGGACTGATCCGTGACAGGCCGTCTGGACGCGCATACGCCAAATCGGGCGCAGCAGCGCGGTACTGTTGCCACGCAAGTGCCAACGCCACGACGCAGTCGTCGTGTAGCCCTTCCGGTGCGTTGTAGGTCGCGCCGGTGCGGGTGTACCTGTACTCAAAGCTTTCCAGTTCCGACCGGAGAATCCCGTCGGGGATGCGAAGCTGACGTTGCTGGATGGCGAGGACTAGCCCCTCCATCAGCTGCTGCTTCGACTGCGAGGTGAATTTGAAGCCGCTGACGTTGTGTCGCTTGGACTGCAGGCGCTCGACAATGGGGTCGCCTACACCTGTGGAGTCTACCAGCGTCGGCACGTTTCCGATAAGGGATAGGATGCGTCCCTCGGTCGTTTCCCACGTGCCCTGCCAACGCTCAAACCCGCAGACCGCGCCGCTCCGATCAATGCCGACAACCACGGTCCAGTCATGCGACTTCGCCAGATCGACGCCGATGGCGACGGGGCGGTCCTCGGAGATTGTGCCGACGCACGCGGCGATGTGGTGGATGCCGAAGGGGTTCCCCTGATCGTCCGACGGCTCGGCGAGGTATAGCTCCTTGAACACCGCCTCGGGGAGGATGCGCTTGGCGTCCTCGACCTCGGCAGCGTCCAGCACGCCGCCCGCCACCGCGTCGTACGCTGTCAGCTTGGCGTAGTGGTAACCCGCGTCGCCGGACTCGGCCCGCCGCGCTATGCGGTAGTGCCAGTTCGTACGGCCCTTTACGTTTCCGATGATCCGGACCGGACCCTTGGTCGCGGTCAGGGTGGAGCGGACAGCAACCCACGAGTCCTCCCGGCAGCGCGACGCCTCGTCAATGACGGCGGCGTAGACGTCTTCACCGTAGAGGTTGTCTGGCTTTTCTGCGGTCTTGAACCAGATCGTGGACATAGGCGCGAGCAAACGGATGGTGAGTTCGGACTCGTTTGCAAGATAACTACCGACGGGCAATCCCGCCTTGATGCGCCGAAAGGCGATCTTGGCCTGCGGATACACCGGGGCCACCCACCAGAAGTTGCGGTTCATGCCGTTCAGGACCGCCTGCTCGACCAGCCACGCCATGCAGCCGACGGTCTTGCCCGCCTTGGTGCTGGCCTCGACCACGCCGTATCGCGCCGCGCAGAAGATCGCCCGCTCTTGTGCGTCGTACAGCCACGGACGGATGTACTCGCCTTGAATGGGTTCTAGCTTCCGCGCCGCGCCCATCAGTTAACCATCGGGCGGTCGCCCAATCGCAGGGTGAAGCGCACCGGTCCCGCGGACTCCATCACCGCGGTCGCCTCGGCAGCGCGGTCGTTGTAGCCGCCCTTCGACTTGAGCAGGAATATCGACGCCGTGAGCGCCGCCTTGATGTCCTG